CGGTATACCCTTGCCCCGGCCGGAGGCTGGCTCCTTTCTATTTTTCGCTTATTTTCTTCTTTTCCTCTCCGTGTTTTCCTCATCCATTAATCTTTTTCCCCTATCGCTTCGCCAACTCCCGAACCAGTTCATCATTTCCTTTTTTCGTAAGGCCTTCATTACATGTGCAATCCGGATATACACAGCGGAAACAATCCGGATATTTACAGAGCGGCTTTGAAATTTTCGTTCGATTCATTTCCAGTTTTCTCTTGGTCTCTAGCAGATCCGGTACCTGGACCTGTCTTCTGCTGCCCGCTTCCGCAAACCAGATCAATCCCGATCTCTCCAGATATGCCCGAAAACAAATCTCATTTTTCTCAATCTGGAACATAACTTTCATGTACACCCACACCTCATGCACATCCATCCCGTCAAATAAAAGTTCCTGTATCCTGGATGCGTATTTCTCGTAACCTTCCACTACTCAATCACTTCCATTTCTCTTATTGAGACTTCATAAGCTGTTCTCTCGCTGTCGCCTTTTACATAAATCCTGCTCTGTATCATTCCCATGGCTCTCACTTTTGTTCCGACTGGAAGCCCTGCTGCCAGCCTTGCGTTCGAATACCAGCAAATTGCCGGGAGATAATCACTTTTTCTGTGTTTCCTGTTCACTGCAATTAAAATATCCGTGATTTCTTTTCCGAGTGGTGTCTCTCGATAGAGCGGCTGTTTACAGATATATCCAATCAGATCAATTCTGTTTTGATCCGCTTCACCAGCTTCGCTGATTCCTTTTACAAATACATACAATTTCAAATGATTTCTTTCTCCATCCTTTTCATTGTATGATCGGTATTCTCCAAAGAGCGTGATTCTGCCTCCTACATGATCCCAGATCTCTCCTGCCAGTTCTTCCGGTACCTGGATCGGTATCACATCCAGCACTCCGCTAGTCCGCATAATTTCTATAACCGATGTATAAATTTTCCTGCCGCCCCTTGCAGTCAGCAAATATGTTGGTTCCTCTACGATTTTTCCTGTGATCTTTACGTTGTTCTCTTCCATCTTCTACTCCATTTCCAGCCCGGCTAATGCTTTTAAAATCTTCCCGCCATTGCTCTCTTCATCTGCCGGTGTTTTTACAGTCAATAACATTCCAGTCTCATTTACCCACAGGACGAAATATCCCATTCCCATAGGTCCTGTCGGAAAGTCTTCATACTCACCTGTTTCGGATAGGCTTACCAATTCCAGAATTTGATCTGGTATGTAACTCATCTCTTTTGTCTCTACATTCTGTAACACTGCCATTCCCCTGTATTTGATTTCTGTATCCTCATACCGGTCTCTGGCTGATAACCATTTCTTGTATTCCCACTCATCCCTTACTTTTAGTTCATACTGCTTTTCTCCTTTTTCATAGGCTCTGTATACTTCGCCCTCTTCCGGAAGATCCCCCACAAGTTCAATGACTGCTGCCTTATTCTTGCTTGTAAAGTCCTTCTCATATACAAATAATATCCAATAGGCTCCCTGTATGAAGTACATTTCCTCTTTCTTTCCTACAGTGAGTCCTGCACCTTTCCATGCATCCTTCAATATTCTCTTAAATATGCTCGTCTTAATAAACATGATGCTCCTTTCCTCTCCCAGAGTTATCTGGGAGATAATGTAATGGCTTACGACAGGTTTTGTGACGTACCTGCTGTTGTATCTTCACGGCACTTGGCCGGAGATGCTATAAAAATTGGAATCCTGGATGTCCTTCTTTCTGCTTTTCATTTTGCGGTTCTTTCATCAACTCTTGCTGATCCAGATAATTTTTCTTGCTGATCTTCATCCAGTCTTTCCGTGTGTGTGACTTTTCATATTCCCTCTGTGCGATCTCGCAAAGCAGTTCTCTTGTCTTTCTGCAATTATGTACAGCTTCTTTCCCGCTTTTATGGTGCGGTTCACACAAATACACTTTCAATCCCTCGGCTTCCGATAGAATTCTCATCCCGGATCCAAACAATACATGGTGTTCCTCGGTATACTGCTGCCGATAGTCTCCATACAGATTGGCACAGAGATAGCACACGCCCTTTTCTGTGTTCAAAATGCTTTTCGGATGGCTGATTCTCTTTTTCTTCTTTTTCGGCTTAGGAAACGCCATATCACTATAATCAATACTCATAAAGTAATCACTTTCTTTTTCCAGTTGTCCCATCCGCCTTTTGGCCAGGCAAATTCTTTCTTCAGAAGCTGCATGATTTTCTCCGGATCCCCGGATTTTAAGATGTCTTCTATGACTTCTCCTTCCTGGACCACCTCTTCTGTGATCTCATGTACCTGTTTTTCTTCTTCCGGAAGATTCATAGCCGGAGCATCCGGCATCAGTTCCGGATAATCTTCCACTTCCATCTGTCCCGGAATCTGTTCTTCTGTTTCTTTTGGCTCTTCCAATGTTTCCTGTGCTTTTGCAGGTTCTGCCTTTTTCTTTAATGGTTCCGTCTTTAAGACTTCCCTCTCTTTCTTTTCTCTCAGCGGCATCTGATAAACCCTTTCATAGGCTTCTGAATCAGAAGTCTTCCTGCCTTCCGGATAAAAGGTCTGTTCAAATGTTTTGGCCAACTCCAGATAGCTGATCTCTTCCGGCTCTCCCCTGCCGTTATATGGCATGATCCGAATCTGAAATTCACTGAAGAGCGCATTTGCAAATTGCATCCGAAACATCCGGAATTTTGTTGGAGCTACAATTCCCATGATCTCCCTGTTGATCACACTTTCCTCTTTTGGCTCGTCTTCCCATATCCATTTATGCATTTTCTCAAAGCAGCCTTTTCCTTCTCCTTTGAAAAATTCATACACCAATGTTTCCGTCCAGCTTCCCTGGTGTTCTTCTGGTGCGATGTCGCACAGGCTCATCTGCGGCGAATAACGATCTTCTGTTTCCCGGATGACTTCTTTTACCTCCCGGATTTCCCGAACCGTGGCATCTCTTGGTACCACTTCCCGCACTTCTTCCGGCAGTGCCAACATTTCAGACAGCTTGCTGCTGCCATATCCCCGGTATTTCTCCTGAATTTCCGGGCTGTTCCCGTCAATACTGTATGTATCGTTGATCTGCATAAACCGGATGGCCCACGTCCTGCTGATATTGAAGGTTTCTTTTGCAAACTCAAAAACATCCGCATATCCCTTTTCTTTATAAAACTCTGCATCTCTAGTCTTTTTTAAGAGATACCCGACTTTAATGTATCCCTCTGCGATATGTTCCAGTTCTTTCCGTAATGCAATTTCTACCCCCTGCAGTGTACTGATTGTCTGTAATTCTTCCATCTATCCAGCTTTCCTTTCTGTACGTTTCAACTTCTTTCTTTTGAATAGCTCAACAAATTCTTTGACTTCCTCTGTCATGTCTCCGTTATATTTTGCCCGACACTGGATCATAACCCCATTGTTTACCTCCATGGTGTAAAACGGCGTCTCCGGATCCTGCTTCTTTCTCAGGAACAGGATCGTTGTCTCACCTTTGGCCACCCGGTCAATGTACGTGGCAACACAATGATGCATGGCATTTCCCTCCTGCCTGATTTCATGGATCCGTTTCGGAAGTCTCAACACAAATTGTTCTGTTTCCATTTCCAGATAGCTGTCCCGTTTTCTGTATTTCTCGTACTTTTTGTCTTTTTTATTGTCCAAATCCTCTTTTGCTTTTATTTCTCGTTCTCTGCTCTCTTCAATCAACTCTTCATGACGCTGCTCTAAATTCTTCGGGAATAAGATCCACGGCTCTCTCATGTTGTATCCCAACTTCTCTGCCATCTTCAGATAATCGTGATAGTCCACGGCTTGTCTCTCATCTTCTCCTAACACTTCTTTGATGTACCGTTCCATCTTGTGAATGGTGGTATACCGGATATACCTGGTGAAATTCCTCGGAAACCTTGCAAAAAACTGAACCTGCTGCCATGTTGGATGCAATCCCTTTTCCTGCATTTTATAAGTGGTGTTGTATTCCCTTGTGCTTGGATTCTTTCCAGCCAACAGCTGGTAGTATTCCCCGTTTAGCCCCAGTATCTTTTTACAAGACCTCTCTTTCTTCTTTAAGTTTCCTGTGTTGTACCCCTGCATTTTTTCTTTGACAATTCTGTAAAACCCACACTTTACCAGCTGTTCGATTCCAGGCATATGCCGGTATCCCTCCAGATATTGATCCAAATACATTTTTTCCCGATATTTCCCATGTTTCACAAAATATTCCATTGCAGAATACTGAAACGGTGTTCCTTTTAAGATCTGTTTGAGATTCCGGTTATATAGGACCGCTTCATTTTCTACCACTTTCGCATAATACCGGCCCACCCTGTAACACCATCGAACCCAGTCTGTCTGCTTATACTGTTCATATTCAAATTCATGAATCTTTTTTAAATTCCGGTCATACGTGATCCGTATCAGCTCCCAGTACCCGCCATCTCCCTTTTGTCCATTCCTGAATTTCCGATAGCACTCAAAATATCGGTATACATATCCCTCTTTTGTTTTCTGCAGGAGCCCTGCATACCCTCTTGCATTGACATTTCCGCCTTTCTTTCGGCTTCTGTAGGTAACAGGATGCTTGCAGGATGGGCATTCTCCCGCGTCTCCATAGTGTGGATTCCGGATTTTCACTTCTCTTCCACAATGTGTGCAATGCCCTTTTGTTACTTTTCTTCCGGCATCATAAAACAAGTACTGGGGAAGGACTTCCCTGTCTACAAAATCATCAAAATCTTTCGGCAGTTCCGGCACCAGCGCCATCTCAGAATCAATTTCATCAATCTCTTTTCGTCCTTTACTATAGCTTTGCCATCTTGCGATTGCTGCACGTGGCTCTTCCTTCCCGTTGTGACAAAATTCTGTGATCCGTTTTCGGTCCCCTTCTCGTATCCATACTTTTCCACTACTGTACCAGTATCCTTCTTCTATCTCTCCCCATCCTTCCCAATAACTTAAGTTATCTATTTTTGCCGTTCTCCACTTCTCACACAGATTGTCGTAAGTGTAGTACTTGTTTTCTCCCAAAAGGAATACCCGGTATTTTGGATATCTTGTGTCATTCAGGATCATATCTCTTGTAAATACATCGATCTCTAAAACCGTGCCTGTCTTCTTCGCACGATAGAACCAATAATATGTTGCGCTCCACACAGGCGCTCTTCCACATCTTAGTACCTGATGTCCTTGATCTTCCCCGACTGTCTTTCGCATCGTTTCCGTTACTTTTAACTCTGGAAGCTTTAATAACTCTCCTCGTCTCATTTCTCCGCCTCCAGATAGTATTCTTCTGCCATGGCAAATACTTCCAGATCCGGCATTGCCACCATTTGTGCCCCTCTTCTTTCTTTGACTCTTTTTTCCGCTTCTTTTCGGATATTCTGCAGACATTCTTTGAGTGTCCGGTTCTTTCTTCTTACCGCTCTGGCCAGAATTTCTTTTTCAAAACATCTCATAGACAGATACGACACGATCTCTCCTGCCGGCATCCCGTCTGTTTCCTCCTTTAACTCAACCTGCAGCTTTCCGATGGCCGCATTTACTGAATCTACCAGTTCTTCTGACAGATGCTGCTCATATACTTCCCGGATTCCATCTGGAATCCCGTTTTCCTCTGCCAGCACTTTTAAATGCTCCAGATCCTGCTCCTCCAAAAGTCCTTTTGCACATGCATTTAATTCTTCTACGGAATCAAAATTCCCAAATACATCAAACATGCTGTTTTTCCTCCAGTAATCCCTCTAATTTTTCCACGTAATCGTGATGTTTACTAAATCTGACAGCTATTTCATGCCGCTCTGACAACGTCTGATACTGCTGCCACAATTCCTGGTTCTTCACCTCTTCCCCGGACGGTTTTCTCCATTCCGCCCGCTTCCACTGCTCCGGCTTCCCGTTTTCGATCATGTTCTTGATAAAAATACAGTCCGTATACAGGGTCGCATTGCACGGCGCATTTAGTATTTTCAAGGATTTCACAATTCCAAGCAGCACCAGGCGATAATAGGTCGTCTCCTGTTCTTCCCCGCAAATTCCTTTGACCGCCGGTCCTTTGCTTGTCTGACATTCCATTGCGGCCGCCCATCTTCCATCTTTGATACATGGACCTGTCAGACTTGTCCTTATGTAAATATTTACCTCTTTCATATCAAATTCTCCTGTTCAAACGGATCAGGATGTATCTTCGGTATTTATATCCTGTTACCGGATTGATTCCCTCATGGTACGTCTCTTTATCTAGGTAGTATCCTTTTGGTGGCTTCGGCTCATCTTTCCATGTTTTCCTTTTGTAAATCTTCACTTCTGCCACCGGAATCTTTAAATTCCTGCTACAGGAGTACCGGCTCTCTTTCAGCTTGTTTTCTTCATCCGGCGTTTTACTTAAATACTCAGCCAGTTTCCGCAAGCCTCCCTCGTCATACAACAGATCGATGTGGACGCCTCCCTTTTCCCATGCTCTGCGCATGATCAGATCTGCATCCGGAATCCGGTTGATGACCAGATGGTGATGGACCCCTCCCCGACTTCCAATCTCGGTATGCAGCATCCATTTCAACTCCACTTCCTGTTTTTTGTATTGTGTGCGTACTTTCTGAATCCACTTTCGGATGTCTTTGGCCGCTTCTTTCATGTCCTGTGGCCGGTTCTCCAATTTATAAGTTAATGTCACCCAGTAGTCATTCTCCCGGAAATTCAGCTTCATCTTTCTCCAGCACTGCCGTTCTTTATTCCACTGATTCGTCTTCCTGATCTGCTCCGGTGTGGCTTTCTTCTTTTTCATTCTCGGCATTCCCGGAGCACCATATCTCCCGTTGTGATACTCCATCACTTCTCTGATGTCTCCCAGGTCATAACTCTTTTGTTTATACATCCTGTTTTGCTCCTAAGTTTAATATACTTATCAAGTGAAAAACGGGAGCTTTTCGCTCTCATTTTCTTTGACATTTTGCCAATACAGGTGTACAATATAAATGTGTTTTTATTTTGTTTGTATTGGCAAAATATCCGGTGCATCTGTTTGCGGCAGGTGCACTAATTTTTTACGCTTTTTTCTATGTACCTGCAGCTAAGTTCCAATCCTGCTGTCATGATGATCATCCCTATCCATAAGGATCCGGTTCCCATCAGCATGACCGCACAAATTCCGAATGCTGCTTCCAGGATCCGCAGCAATTCCTCTGCATACCGAAGCTGTCTTCTCTTCCGGAAACTCATACGATGATGTACTCTCCCCCGATTTCTTCTGCTACCTGTTTCGCTTCCTGGTACGTCCCATACTCGCTCCGGATCTTTCCGGATTGCCAGCGAATGATCCATATCTGTTTCCTCTCCTTCTCTTCATTCAAATCCAAGTTCTTTGATCCTTTCTTCGATTAGCTTCAACTCTGCAACAGCTCCTTCCTCTTCCGGAAACTGCCGCAGTTCCTCTCTTCTGCTGACAAGCCTGCTGTACTCAATGACTTGTCCTGCCGTCATGTTCAAGATTCTCTGGTCCATTGGTCGCTCCTTTGATTTTTACTGATTTTCTTCCTTGATACTCCAACTCCCTGCAGTAATTGTTTAAGCAGGCAATCGCATGCTGTTTCTGCTGTTCCGAGTAGCCATTTACTCTTTCGGTCAAGCTTAGTTCCTTTATAAACTTATCGATTCGCTGTATGGTTAATCTTTTGTTTTTCATATGTTTGTCCACCTTCCCCCGCCTTCAGGCGGTTTTCTCTTTTCGTAATAATGCTTCCTGGATGATCCTGCTGCATCCATCTATCAGGCTTTTCACCTCTTCCTCTGTTCGTTCTGCATAACAGTCATCGTGTACCCGGATTGTTGCATTTTTTACTTTTACTGTTTCTACGATCAAAATCATCACCTCGCTATTATGTATGCAGGTTGATTGTCCAAGGTATGTTGTCCATTACCTTTATTTCCGAGTTGTTCCGAATCTATCAGCCAGCATATTTACAACATCTCTGACAAAATTTAAGTTCATTTTAAACACTCTATCCGCTTCATCTCGCATAATATTCAAAGATTCCCTTGCGATAATAAGGCTTGTTGCAATTGATGCTATGATTGAGCAGATAACGCTTGCTATTACAATTTCCATCTTTTCTCCTCTCTATGTTTAATCGCCATCGTAACCTCCGTGGCTGGATTGCTTTCTTTTGGTTTATCTCCTATACTGTTAATACAGGCATCTGCCAATGCCAAGTATTGTGAAAGGAGAAAAAACAAAATGGCTAAAATGAAACTGCAAAAAATTGCAGATCTATCTTTAAAAAACATGATTATTACCTATCATGATACTAATCGCACTAGATTTGATATGGATTTCTTCACAACCTTATTTACAGAAGAAACTCAAGATCATATTACAAACGCTCTGCAAGTTTTAGAGAGTGATGGTTTAGTTGATGTTTTCATAGCAGACACAATAGCTTATATGACCACGCTCCATCCAAGTGCAATTAGAGATTTTGAAGAAGATACCCTGTTGAAAAAGGGATACAAATGCATTAAAGAAATCAGGTCTTTAATTTGATACAATCCAATCATCAGCCATTAAGTCATCCGCTGTTGGACTCCACATCTTACAGTGGTTGACTTCTTTTCCATTTTTATCAAATGTATAGGCAATACAGGATTCACTACTATTTGTCGGTCTAATCTTCAACTCTCTGTATGCTGTCTTGTTTTCGAATAATTCTCTTTCTATGTATTTTCTTTCTTCTAATGCCTGTTTCACTGCTTCCTGTATGTTCATCTTCCTCGCCTCGCTTCCTACTCCAAAAAATAATCCACTGATACACCGAAGTAATCAGCTACCTTTTTCAGCTTATCCACACTTGGAGACGATTCTCCCCACTTCTTAATTGTTCCGTTTCCAAAGCCCAGAGTTTTCTCAAGACAACTGATTGAGATGTTGTTCTTCTCTGCCAGCTTTAAAATTTTTTTAAGTATCATAATTCCCTCCTTTTGTTTTCCATCTTGTAGACAACTGCATATATCTGTTACAATGTCCTTGTTACACTTAGATAATTTTCTAAAGGTCACTGATGACTGGAAAGGAGTTGCCAAGGAGTAACATTCTAAATGGACACCTCCAGGAAAGGAGGTGGGGCTTAAGGGAATTTTTCAAAAATATTCTCGAATGTGTTGTGTGCATTTTTGAAATTGTTAGATTTCTAGAAGACCACGATATGTAATAGTCTCTCCCCGTGATTATCATCCAACGATAGTTACGTGGAATCCTTTTTTCCGTACATACATGCAGTTGTCTACAAGATGGAAATCTTTATCTTCACATCTGTTGTCTTTTACCCTTTTGTCTCCTATACTGTTAATACAGGCATCTGCCAATGCCGAGTATTATGAAAGGAGATAACGTAAATGGATCATATTTCTGACATCTCTCAATTACGAGAATTATTAAACGAATCCAGCCGAGAAATTCAGGAAAACATAAGTTCTTCCACTATTGATTTTGGTACAAAATCCCTTCTTGATTCTATTGCTCAACAAAATCATTATGTTCTGTCTGGAATTATCGAGTATCTTGAGAACAAGTAATTTTTTCTTCTTCATCGCACTCTTCCACAACTACTTTTATCTGTGTAGGAGTGCGATAAAGAATATCTCTTGCTTGATCTATAAGCCTTTCTGCTTTTTCTAAATTATTTAATACTTCATTTTTCCCTTCCACTTTAATGCGCATGCTCTTTACCACACTTTCTTTCATTTTGTTTCTCCTCTGCAAAATTCATTATTTTTGCCTTAAGAATTTCGTCACTATACGTGACAATTCTAGTCAAAAAAAATTTCTTGCACGCTTTTTTTATAAAATGCTGCTAATTTTATTTTTATTGCATCTCTTGGTACCCTTTCTCCATTTTCATACATTGATATAGCTGAAACACTTGTTCCTGCAGCATTTGCAACTTCTTCTCTCGCCTTATCTCCGCGTAACTCTAAAAGTCGCTTTCCAATTTCCTTTGCACTTGGCATTTTTTTATCACTCCTTTCTTCTTTGTGCTCTCATAATACCATTTGTCACATTCTGTGTCAACACTTTTTGTGACATTTTTATTTACTTTCATCACGTTTCGTGTTAATATTGTTTCATCGGAGGTGACAGTTAATGGGAAAATTTCAAAATATTTTAAAGTCTTTGCGCGCCACAAAGGGACTGACACAAGATGAACTTTCCAAACAATTAAATATTTCGCGAAGTACTATAGGAATGTATGAAAAAGGTGCTAGGGAACCCGATTTTGAAACTCTCGAGTTAATTGCGGATTATTTCAATGTAGATACCGACTATCTTTTGGGACGAACTACAAAAACTACTTATATCCCTTCTCCCGCTTTACGTAAGGGAGTATCCATCAATGTTCTTGGCCGTGTTGCTGCGGGTATTCCCATTGATGCCATTGAAGAAGTGATTGATACGGAAGAAATTACAGAAGAAATGGCAAAGACCGGCGAATTCTTTGGGCTGAAAATAAAAGGTAACAGCATGGAACCAAGGATCTATGAAAACGATGTTGTCATTGTTCGCCAGCAAAATGATGCAGAATCCGGTGATGTTGTTATTGCCACAATCAATGGTGATGAAGCCACCTGTAAAAGACTTCGTAAATACAGAGATGGAATTGAATTGATTTCAAATAATCCAAGCTATGAACCGATGTTCTTCTCTAATGAAGAGATCCTCAGTAAGCCAGTTCGTATCATTGGCAAGGTTGTAGAATTGAGAGGAAAATTTTAAGATATAACCGCTGCGGCGTTTATATAAAAGTTATGTGGTGTTAATGTACAGGAGAAAAGAGGAACTAATGAAAAATTTATCCGAATTAGAAGATTACAGATGTTTTACCACCCCAGCTGAACTACATAAAGCTATCAACACCTTAAAAGGTATCGTTGCAGGAATTACGACAGATTATCAAATAAGTGAAGATGAGGTAAATGAATTAAGTCACTGGTGTATGTCTCATCAGCATTTAGTGAATCGCCATCCATTTAGCGAACTTATTCCTATGATTGAAGAAGCATATGAAGATGGAGTTGTAACCTCTTCGGAGGCGAATGATATTGTTTGGTTGTGTAATAATTTCGTATCCGATTCCGATTATTATGACTTACTTACTTCGTCTCTTCAGTTTTTACAAGGACTTATCCACGGAATCTTGGCTGATGGCGAAATCACAAATGAAGAAATTTCTACATTAAACAAATGGATTTCTGCAAACGAGTATCTTTCCGGTTGCTACCCATTTGATGAAATAGAAAGTCTTTTGCTCACAATTCTTGCGGACGGGAAGATTACAGACGAAGAGCGGAATATCCTTAAGGCCTATTTGAGTAATTTCATTGATCTTACAACTTCCTATAACTTGAATCAGCCTGAATTAGATGCTTTAAAAGAGAAATATAGCATTCAAGGAATTTGCGCTGTATGTCAAGAAATAGAATTTAAAGATAATCTGTTTTGCTTTACAGGACAATCCACAAGAGCCAAAAGAAATGATATTGCAGAACTTGTCGAATCTCTCGGTGGCAAATTCAACAATAACATTACAAAGAAAACTCGGTATCTTATTGTTGGAAATGACGGAAATCCTTGCTGGGCTTTTTCATGCTATGGTCGTAAAATCGAGGATGCTATAGCTAAAAGAAAGGATGGGCAACAGCTCACTATCGTTAATGAGGTCGATTTTTGGGATATAATAGATGATTTATTATAGAGGCTAAGTATCCGATCATATTTTAATAATTTAATTAATGACTCGTGGTGTATGTACTGCTGTAGATAACTATGTTATTTATTTTATTCCTAATTTAGCAGTTATGGAAATGATATAATCGCTGCGGCGTTTACACATAAAGAAAAGAGGTGAGATAAATCATGAATAATAAGATATTCCCGATTGCTTCTTACAATGAAAAATTTAATGAATATCTTCCTGTACAATTTAAACAAGATTTAATATACCAGTCATTCGGTTTGGAAAAACATATAGAAAAGAGGCACCCTGAGTGCTTGCCATATCTTCGATTTATCTCATCTATCATATCAGAGCCTGATTACATAGGTGTTAACCCAAATGAATCTGGAGATAGCTTTGAACTTGTCAAGATATTTAGTGAAAATGTGCAAATTGGTATCAAATTAGATGTGAAAGAAAACTATCTATATGTTGCTACTCTTCACACAATCACAGACGGCAAACTAAGACATGGGATAAATAACGGACGTTTAAAAAAATTTGACAAATAGAATATTTTGCCCTATAATGGGAATACAATAGATTGAACCGCAAAGGTCGGAAAGGCTCCCGACACACTCGCAAGAGTACCTGAGATGCTGGATACGCCGCCCAGCTTGTGATTCAGTTTAAAGTTCGAGGGTGTTTCCATTTTGGAAGCACCTTTTTGTTTTCTTAAAAACGCAAAATATGTTTACTGATTTGTTATGAATCATTATCCAAGGATAGAACAGGCAGCTATCACGCCCTAGTGGTCTTAAAGAGATACCGGAGTGTCACCCGGTTGGGTAATGTTTAATTTCAAAATAAAAACCGCCCCTGCGCCAACAGAGACGGTCTACATATCCGAAGATATGCAATCTGAAGCCAAGAATATTGTATCATCTTCGGAGCAGTCGCGCAAGCGGAACGTAAGTTCGCACGTTGACTGTTATTTTTGTACCTTTTTTTCAATACAATTACATAGGAGTGTGATACAATGTCTTATTTTATCTACGCACGAAAGTCAAGAAAAGACGCCGAACTGGAAGCGCTAGGGATTGATGTTCTGGAACGCCACATTACTACCCTGTTAGAGCTGGCGAAGACACTCTCTCTTCCGATCGGTGCAATTTACAGAGAAGTTGTGTCTGGAGACAGTATTGATACCCGTCCAGTCATGACGCAAGTCCTATCCGAGGTAGAAGCCTGTATGTGGGATGGTGCCCTCGTAATGGACGTAGATCGTCTGGCCAGAGGTGATACGATCGATCAGGGACGTGTGCAGCGTGCATTTTTTTATTCCAACACCCGGATTGTAACACCAAGTAAAACCTACGATCCTGCAAATGAGTATGACAATGAATACTTTGAGTTCAGTTTATTTATGAGCCGCCGGGAGTACGCCACGATCAAGCGCCGGATGCAGCGCGGCAGGGAGCGTTCCAGTTCTGATGGTTATTACGTTGGCAATGTTGCCCCTTATGGATGGGAGCGTGTCATTGCACCGGATGGAAAGCACTACTCTCTCGCCCCACATCAGACCGAAGCACCAGTCCTTGATCTGATGTATGATCTGTGCGGAAATAAGCAGTACGGATACCAAAAAGCCTGTACCTATATGTCCAATATGGGAATCCTTGCAAGGAGCGGAAAGCCTTTCGCTCCCTCCACTTTAAAAGGAATTATCTCAAATCCGGCAAACATCGGAAAAGTCCGTTGGGGATATCGTAAGACAGTCAGAGCTGTAAAAGACGGTCGTGTGGTAAAGTCCCGTCCAAACGCCACGGATTACATTCTCGCAGACGCAGCATGGGCGCCACGTATCAACATAGACTTATTTGAGCGTGCGAATCAACCAAAAGGATGCTTCTCTGCTCCGATCAGAAGTGATCGGCCGATACAGAATCTATTTGCAGGTCTGGTCAGATGCTCGCAATGCGGCCGGCTTATGGTCCGCAAGAAAGCACAAACAAAAACACCCTATGATTTTCTGATTTGCCAGTATGCAGAGTGTTCCACGGTCGGAATACGGATTGATGAACTGGAAGAAGCTCTTCTGGGGTGGCTGAAAGACTACATAGCCAAGTATGAATTTTCTGACACTCATGAGGAAGATACTGCTGCCATTGCCGCAAAAGAATTGATCGTCACAAATTTTGAGACTGAACATCAGACGCTTTTGAAACAGAGAGAATCCTTATTTGATTTTTTAGAGCAGGGAATTTACACAAAAGAAATCTTTATTGAGCGTTCGAATGCACTGGAACAGCGGATCAGAGACTGCATGAATAACATCACTGCTGCCCGTGAAGATTTGTATGTCACAATCGCAAGGCAGGCAAACCGAAAGAATTTTGTCCCGAAGTGCAAGAACTTATTGAGTGAGTGGGGCTCTCTGACTGTCCCGGAAAAGAACAGTGCCTTGAAACAGCTGATTGACAGGATTGTTCTGACTAAAACGAAACGAAATAAGAAAAACCAGAAAAACTCTGAATTCACAATCGATGTGTACCCGAAAGTGCCGAAATGACGGTGCTTTCGGAGCATATTTATTAGTTGCATCTTCTACGAGCGTATTCCTCCGTGCCGATATCCGTAAGTGTTGCGGTCACCTCTTTATATGGCATGGTATACCGCTGAGATAAATACCGCATTGATGCAGCGAGCTCCCCGTCCGGTCCACCAAATAACAATAACCTATAATATTTCTACATATTATAAATATACACGAAAATGATACAATATTCAGGACGGCAGATCCATCCGTCCAACACTCATATACGCCGCCCATAAAAAGGCGTGCATCATTTCGGTTGTCAGGACCATTCCTTCTGGCAACCGGAATTTGAATGCATTTCCCGGGATTTCTAAAAACTCTTGGTATAGTAAAAACGTATCGTAAGATTCGTAGATCTGATATTCCATTATTATCCCCCCTCGCATTGGCTACATATATTATAGCACAGAGGGGTTTGAATTGAATTTATTAAAAATACATTTTGATGGAAAATAATATTGATCCCCTCAGAGATCAGCTCTCCGAGGGGATTTTATTAGATAGATGTAGATGGTTTTCTGTTCAGAACCGCAAGCAATCTTGCGTGCCACGGCGCTTTTTTTGTCCAATGATAAGACGGCATATCTCTTCCATTGTTCGCTTTGTAAATATCCATCAGAATCTTCATTTCGTCCGGATGTCCCAAAGCCGTAATCTTATCATCATGATACCAATATACACATCCTTTTCCCTCTACCGTAAACATACACTGCATAGTCTCTTCTCCTTCCCGATCTCCTGTATTCTGATTATTTCCCTGTCCACTTCCCGCAGACGCTCTACTGTCGATTGCCTTTGCAATCAGCTCAGCAATTCCTTTTGTGCCTAAATTCCGATACCGTGCTACATCATCTGTGCCGGTGCAAAATAATGTCTCTACGATCATACCGGGCATATTAGATGCATTCAGATCATGGTATCCCGAACTGTACTTTACACCACGGTTAGCAAATCCTTTATTTGCGAAATTCTTGCAGATGTTACTTGCGATCGTGTTCGTAGTCGGATTGGATGCATCGTATAACCACACTTCTGTGCCGCCTGCTGCCGGAATTCCAGCCGCATTCATGTGCAAGGTGACATAGATATCACATCCCGCACTATTCGCCTTATTTGTTCCGTCAGATAACTCGCTGGACACATTGGATGCATTGGAATTACAATCAACCACAGTATGACCGACAGCCTGCAACATTGGTGCAAGCTCATTGTAGATCTTCCGCACTTCTGCCTGCTCATCGATCAGACCTATTGCACCTTTACAATTCGGGGAATGCCCTCCCCTTAAGCCAATTTTCATTCTTTCTCTTCCTCCTGCTCTTCTGTTTCAAATGCTTTTTCCAGTTCCTCTGCGGATACTCTGCCAAATTCGTTCTGTTCGCTCATGTTCTCACCTCCTTGTGCGATGTCGCACAATAAAAGAGGACGATTACTCGCCCTCCTGCTCCTGTGATTTATTTGTTAAAACATCCAGTGCTTTTTTTAACGCTTCCGGATATTTCACACCCATAATTCCAACATTTTCCAAAATCGAGATACCCTCATTTGCTATAAATGCCAGTACTACGGCTGTGCGGATGTAGTCTACGCCGAGAGTAACATCCAATCGGTATGCAATAAGTACGATCAGGAGAGATACCCCTTTTCTGCACAGACCTTTCCATGCAGAGTAGCTGCTCAGTGCCCCGTTCTCTGATTTGTTGCTCTTTTTCCAAAAGGCAGCGATCAGAAGTCCGAGAACAAAGTCTGCTCCCATAAAAATAAGTAATGTAGTCAAATCCTCGGACCATCCTCCAATCAGGTTTACAAATCCTCCAGCAATAGCTCCAAACACCATGCATAAAAACGCCTTTACATTTGCTAACTGTTCCATTTTCTTCATATCCTCACTTTCCTTTCTGTTTTTAAAGTATAAAAATAAGACCATCATGGTCTTGCTCTTATCTCCATATTTGCTCCTTTAATCAATCATCTGTAATCCACGTGAACGTTGCGTGATGTTCTGTCCATGCGGCATTCTCCACATAAATCTTGATCCCCCCATCTTTTCCTATGCCGTATCTTCCCGTTCCAAATATGTTAGGTCCTGAAACTTCACTATAGGGAGCAAAGAAATCCACAACCGGTCGATATCCTACTGGAATTTTCACTTCGTTGAATGGCCCGTATTCGCCACTTCCTGGAAATTGTGCAATCATTGTGATCTTGCATGTTACCATAAATCCTCTTCTTTTTAGTTCCACGCGAATGTTATTAGCAGAGTTTGTACTTGTACATGGACCTTTCACGGTACCGGAATCGTAATTGCGATACGCATATATGCTTATACGTGGGGATACAGAATTTCTTGCATATATCATTTCATCCTCAAACTGGATTGTCGTTGCTTTTCTTGTATTTTCATTTGTAAACATGATGTTTTGCAAGTTCACGCTCATAGTAGCTCGATCTGTTGTCGGAGCCTTACCGGAGAAAGCCAAATACGCATTACTCAATGACGCAACATTTTCCACTGCTCCTTGCACGATTTTCTTGCTAATAATCTTTCCGGATGTAACATCGATAAGCATTGTTCCATTCTTATCCTTAATAAGTCCGGCAGTTACAGTTCCAAGATCTGCCGCTATCGCACTTAAAGTCTGTGCGTTTAAGTTATCAACAGAAATATAATGGATCACCCACCTACTTCCATCCCATCTCTTAATCGGCTCTCCACTTGCTGTCTGCCATAACTGGCCAACTTTAGGATTTGACGGAGCCGTAGAAGATACAATTATGCCACTTGGTCCTGTTGCTCCTGTAGCACCTGTCGCTCCCTTATCACCATATACCCCGATGATACATGGTGCTGATTGATACGTGCTACCATTTGTATAGGTAACAACTTCATAATTCCACAGATATTTTTTTGACGCCGTTATTGCTTGTACAGTTGTAGTCCATCCTGATGTGGACGCCGACACACCGCTTCCGCTTGCCGTTGCAAGATAATAATTCGTGATAGACTTTATTCCGTTTCCAGTTACCCCTTGTGGTCCCGTTGCACCAGTTGCCCCCTGCGGTCCTTTCGGGCCAGTCGCTCCTTGTGGCCCCTGCGGTCCAGTAGCACCTGTATTTCCTTGAGGTCCTTGCGGACCAGTAGCTCCTGTTGTTCCTTTGTCTCCGTATATCCCGATTATTTTTGGTGTAGTGGTCGCTGTCGTATTATCTGTAAACGTAAATTTTTCATAGTTCCACAAGTATTTATTTGTTGCTGTCATCGTCGGAACTGATGTACTCCAACCGCTTGACGCTGTTGTAATTCCTGTTTTTGCGGAAGAAATCAAATAATATTCTGTAATAGTTTTTATCCCTCTTCCAGACGTCCCCGCCGGCCCTTGTGGTCCATTATCACCTTGAGGTCCCGTTGCTCCCTGCGCGCCCTGTTTCGATTTCGAAACCGTAAACCGTCTTGTGATAGAATTTCCGTTGTATGTTACTTTAATGTCAACCCATCCGTTATCCGTAGATAGAGCGGATACCTTGTAAGTACGTGTACTTAAATCCCATGTACCAGCAATTCCGGAAGATTTTGTTACGGTGTAAGTAGCGACTTCTGAAACGTCCTGTGCGCCGTTGTAAACCTGCACTTTTGTAGAGCAATCTATAAAGTTTCCACCGTTTCCGTTTGTGTCTGTTGCTACTGTTTGGGAATCGTTGGACAATGTTACTACTAAAGTTTCTATGTCCTCAGGAGCGGGAGACCAGTCTGTGGCTTTATTACCCTTTTCAAGTTTGATATTTCGAATTCTCCATTTTTTACCCACTTCATTATTTGATAACATGAAATCTATTTTTCCATTTAAAGATGTAGATGGATATTTTAATTTCAATGAATATTTTGCAGGCGTTTTGTTAATTGTTTGATTTTGATCTGGAGTACCAAAATCTGTTTCTAACACAGCAGTTTCAGCAACAGTGTCTACCAGATACGCTTCGTAACTCACTATGTATTCAACATTTTTTTCTGGTATAAATTCTTGAACAAATCCAGACCATGTCCCACCAATCGTAACTTCACACCATCCATTAACCATCTGGAGAGATTTTGTATTACTACCTTTAATCCAATGGTTAAAAGTATTAAACCCTGTGTTTAATAGTAAATTCCTACCGCCAATCTCCAAATTATCCACATCCGTAAGCACAACAACACTCTGCGTATCCAAAGCATTTATAGTCCCGTCTGCGCTGTAAAGCGTGCAACGGAGTATTTTCGCAGTTGCAGTCGGTGTATACTCCTTTGCACTTTCGTTCGCAGATGAGGTGTATTTCACGGAGTATGATGTTCCGTTGGTTGACTCTTCGATTTTAAATCTACCATTATATGGTATCCTTGTCGCACTGTCTCCATCTCGATAAAACGACCGGAATGTTATTTTAGATGGTGTTAAAGCTCCGTCTGCACCTTTTTTAATAGCGGTATCGGACGCTTCCAGGATGTAGCTTCTTGAGTTTGTTCCGTCTTTTCCATTTTCGCCTTTGATCTTTGTCCATGTATATTTCGTAGCATCTGTACTATCTGCCTGTGTATAATCTGTATACTGCCCGATATAGAGCTTATTTGTACCATCCGTGGTGGAAAATCCCGTCTTGCCATCTGCACTGTTTGCGTAGGCGATATGTAGATACGGGGTCTTTCCATCAGCTCCCGGCTTTCCGGGTGTTCCGATCGCCCCGTCTGTGCCTTTGATCTTACTCCATGCGTATTTTGTCGGGTCTGTGCTGTCGTTCGGAATAAAATCGACATACATTCCGATATATTCCCGATTACTGTCAGAAACAGAAAAATCTTTAGACCCATCTGCGCTGTTTGCATAAGCAATGTGGGTGTACTGTGTTTTTCCGTCCTTCCCATCTTTTCCCGGGATTCCCTGATCCCCTTTAGGACCCTGTATACCATCCAATCCCGGAGCGCCTTGTGGACCCGGAGGTCCCTGTTCGCCTTGCTCTCCTTTCTCACCTTGCGAACCCTGTTCTCCATCCATTACATCTGCGATCGTAACCTCGTAATATCCACGCTTTACTCCGCTTTCGAACGCCGTAAAAGAGTACACTGCTTTTACATCCACATCCTCTGCATTAACCGTAACACTCTTGCCAACGTAAAACTCTGTCCCATCTTTACTCCACCGGATTTCCAGATTGCCCGTGACGTCCACGCCGTTATCGTAAGCGTAAGCTGTCAGAGTAGTGCTGCCGATACCATTTTTAAAGATGATGCCATTGTTGGTGGAGATGGAACAAGTGTAGACCTTATTTTTGTTGATAAGATCTTCCATCCTCTGCAACAAGCTATCCGAAATTTCGGATGTAAGCTCTTTGTAGTTTGTAAATACCGTCTTTGCAGTTTTTGGATTGGTAAGACTCCTGATCTGTTCTGATACTCTTGCCTGTAGATAAAGGACTGGTGTCCACTCCTGATCCTGCATCCTTACCGTATCCCCGATGTTGGTGTCAAAATATCCGTCCACCTCGTAAGTCACCACCGGTTCGGATGCTGTTTTAAGATCAGACAGAGCCATGCTATAGAGCTTGTCCTTGCTGTCTGTATCATACTCTTTCCGCATCAGGATATAAGCATCCTCTTTATTCACGATATTGGACGGAAACCGGTCTCTTGCCTGTGGTGCCCGGATGATCGCACCGTCTGTAAAGTACTCGATATTCCCGTTTTCATCGTATTCTTTCTTGTCAAGACCATTGATTGTCAGACCGTCCTTTCCGGTCGGCTGGATGCATGTATATAACTTTTCTGCATCCGTGGTCTTACGGATTCCGGTAATTCCTTTCCCGTACCGCAGTACAATGTCATTCCGGTATTCTCCGACTCCGCTGTCTGTATCGGAGTGTTTCCGATATACATTCAGCACAATCTCTTTTAAGGAGTAATCGCTGTTAAGCACTGTCTCAAACTCGATCTCCGCAGAAAATACATTAGCCAGAGAGAATAATCTCTTTAATACGGACGTTGTACCTGTCCATTCGTTGGTGATCCGCTTATCTGACACCTCGTTGAGACCCAATTTAAGTGTCCTCTCCGCGTCAAATACGGTAAGGTACTCTTCAAAGCTCATTGCTTTTCCAGCTTTGTATTCCCCTGCATCCTCGTTGATTAGCTCAAAAGATAACGACCACGCCGTAGCTGTGATCGTCTCCTCTGTCTGCTCAGTGTTTACGATGTTTAGATAGTAGGATTTCCCTTTGTGTATAAACGCCACCTTATTCCCGGCGGTAACATTCTCTGCATCCTGATGCTTTGCGGACACCGTAAAGGTGTAAGTATTTGCCGCACCCTGTAAGTATTCGTGCAATTCATCTCCCCAGTAGTGCATGGACTTCTTGTGCTGATTGTCCATAAACGCTACTGGTGTGTTATTCGCGCTTAAAATCGCAATTCTAATACTGTCCATTACAAGTATACCTCCCGTATTTTCGCTTTAATATGCGGCGGTGGAGATGAAAAGGAAGAATAGCAGAACTGGACTTCCGTTGTCCCCGGTGGAACTTTTGGATAATTGGATCCATTAATCTCATCTCCTTTTGCCGGCATCCCGTTTACATAGACCTTTGTACTCTCTCCGTCTATAGATACCACATCTCCGGCGCGATACCGGTTCGGCACATCCCGATATTTTTCCACGTTGTCCTTGCGAAACCAGATGCTTTTTAAATAGTTGTGCGTAACGTACTGGTTCGACAGATTTCGGTCCCCCCACTGTCCAATCCAGATCTGGATTTTCTCGCATTCCATATCTTTGATTTCCGGGATAGTAAAGGGGTAATACTTCCCGTACCAGAAAATACGCAACTTGTCACCCTCTTTTAAAAAGTCATTGTGGCATCCCATTTTTAGGTTAAACGGATTGCCCTCGTAGGCTGTCGGCTGGAACTCTTCCCGTCTGAGCAAGGTGTTCCCTGGGGCAAACCACTCGATACGCGCCGTATTACCTGTGGCATCACTCTTGTTAATAGACATGGAGCAGATCACTTCATTTTTCCTTGTAAGAAACGCAATAGTCTGTGCTCCCGTCTGTCCCATCAATCCAGTCTCGAACCAGTGCTGGGTGTAACAGTAAAAGTTCTTCGCTCCACGTCTGCCCTCGCTGTCCACCGGGATAGTAAGGGTTTTCATTCCACCGTTCCAGTATCCGGATGTTGCCTGTCCACCTTTTAATGCCATGACGTTATATCCGGCAACATTCTTGACTTCAAGTGTTCCCTGTGTGGTGTTTTCCGGATTCTGATAAGAGGTCCCATGATCGTCTTGAAACAGACTGTAACCGTTAAACAGTTCTTCAGATGCTTCGTAATTCTCTCCGTCCGCCTCTTCTTGCTTGCCTAGCTGGATCACTCCATACTGGCTTACCAGTCCGATAAAGCCGTTTTCGTGCTGATGTGCGATCTCGTAGTCCACGTCTGCCCATTCGGTTCCGTTGTTTTGGATGGTGATTGTCTGGTAGCCGTCTTTTTGTACTCCGTCAAAGGAGAATTCTGCGGTAGAGTATGCTACTCCGTCCGGGATGAGCCATGTGATTGTTCCCTCTCCCAGAAATTCCGTTTCTTCACTGAATTCTAAAGTACCACTTGGAATCGCATAAAAACATTTGTTCGGAACATTTCCAAACACTAACTTTTTTGGTTCATCTACTTTTAATGCTTTCTGTAAAGCATCGTACTTCTCTTCCAGATTACCCTCAATCGTAAACGGCATCACAATTTGTTTGTTCTCGTATGACGTGTAAGCAAAATCACTTCCATTCTGTTTTTCTGCCTTCACAAACGATGGATTCCAGTCAGCACCGACAAACGGTGTAAATCCCTGTAGTACTTCGATGTACTTTCCTAATTCGATGTCATTGAACTTCACAGAAAGTGTCATGTACGTTCTCCTTTCAGTAATTTCTTAAAATCTGTAATTCTTTGCTGTTCTGTCAGCATTGGAGCTGCTGTTTCTTTAATTAATTCTCTTCCATTCAGTGTTGTGCTTACTTCGATCGGACGTTTTGCCAGATCAGAAAGTCCTGCCACTGCACTCATAATCGCCTGATTCTGCTGCTGAAGCTTTCTGATTTCTGCGTTATCCATCTTGTACTGCATAACAGATGTTGCTGGACGATTTGCCACTCTGGATGCATTAAAAGCCATGACCTCTCGCATCCGTGCTGAAACAGCGGACAGATCAATAGATTCCAGTGCTGCGTTTGAAATATTTCGGGAAGATTTTACAACTGACTTTTCTTCATCCTTAATACCCAACGCCAGACCTTTACTGAAGAATTGACCAAATTCCCTTGTCTTTTTGGATGGGGAACGCTCATCAAGTTCCCTTTTCGCTGCTGCCAGTGCAGAAGAAGCAACTGCGATAGCTGCGGAAATAGCCGCGGAGCTTCCAGCCGAAATACCATTGGCAAGACCATAGGAAAAATTCAATCCCTGATCGTATGCCTCGCTTTTCATTCCAACGCCCTTTAAACCAGATACCGCTCCGTCTCCCAGGCTTTTACTGGATGACTCCACGTTTTTCTTTCCGGAATCAATCCCACTCTTTAAACCATCACCAAGTTTCTTTCCTTCCTGTTTTCCTTTTTCGGAAAGCTTGACATTTGACAATGCCACCGCTGCATTGCCGCCTAATGTAGATGCCGCCGCATTTACTGATCCAGAACCACCAACAATTCCATTTGCAAGCGCGTTTGCAATCTGACTTCCCATTGCCTGCGCTTGTCCCGAAACATTTGCAGATGAAAGTCCTGATAAAGCCGCATTTTCCAATCCTGATGCAGCCGCCTGCACAACTGGGGCTTGACCGCTCAAAGAGGATGACAGTCCAAAACCTACGTTGTTTCCAAATCCTGCCGTAGCTGACAACATATCCATGCCATTCAGTCCTTGTGGAATCTGACCGCCTAAGGAAGCCGCTGCCGTCAATACGGCATTGGAATTCGCATGCAACGCATCAATTAGAGACTGTGTTGCCTCACTTCCTTTGCTGGAAGGAACCGTTGTCGTATCTGTAGTACTTGCACCTGTATTGATCTCATTCACAGCGCTTTTTGCTGCTTCATTGATCGCAGTTTTTCCACTGTTTACAGAATTCGCAGTACTATCCGCCGCCTCTTTTCCTTTTTGAGCAGGAACCGTAGAAGTATCTGCCTCTGCCGCTCCCTCACTGACGCCACCCTCGATAGTGTCTTTTGCTGCTTGCTTCACTGGTTCTTTTCCCTCTTGTAAAGCGTTCGTTGCAGCTTCTGTGGTTTCTTTCGCTTCTTGGGCTGCTGCTTCTGGATTGCCTGAATTTCCGAGTAATTGATTGATTTCATTTTGATAAGCTTCAATCGAAGCGATATTATTAGTAGATCCCTTTTCGTATTCAATTTGAGCCATGAGCCACATGATACGAGCTTGAGTCACCATTTCATTCGTTACTCCAGAACCTTTTTCCGCCGCTGCTGCACGCATATCGTCATAACTTTGCAGAAAACTTTCAGCTTGTTCTTTCAAAGCTTCTTCGCTCGCTTCCCCAGCGCGTTTCATATCATTTGCCAATGCCAAAACAGAAAGAGCGGCATTTTCACTTCCGGATTCAACTGCCCCCATTGCGGCTTCGTAATTTGATATCGTAGTCAAATACTCATTGGAAGCAGTTTTCGCATTATCAAATGCCTTTTCCGCTTCAAGTAATTCTGCATCAGCTTCCATCTGTGCTTGTTGAAGACGCATGATTTCAAAAGAACCTGCTGCCTGTTCTGTAGTCATTGACGCAGTGGCATCTTCCAACTTTCTTGTTGCTTCTTCGGATGCTCTTAGTGCCTCAGAATAATCGTCAAATGTGCGAGAAACTTCTTTTGCTGCTTGTGTCTGATTCTTTATCGCTGTAGTATAATCATCCTCATAAGCGGACAATATTGCCTCTGCTTTTTTCTTTTGAATAACTTGATCTATGGATTGCGTTAACTCACCATACTTCTGTATTACTCCATCTGTCGTTTCAATCTCTACGCCAAGTGCTTCGGATAATGTGGATGTAATAAAGGCTGCACGTTCCTCATATCCTTCCTTTATCTTCCCATTTTGGTCAACAATTCCCTGTAACTCATCCCATAGTTGCTGATAATAACCAAACTGCGTCTGAATTCCGGCAACTTCATCTTGTCTTGCAGCCTGAGTTTCTCGGATTGCTTCTGCCTGCTCTGCCAGTTTTTTATTGGCTTTATCTGTAGCAGACTCCGCTTCTTTCTGCGTCAAAGCATAAACACCAAGACCTGCTGCCAGAGCTGCTACCGCAGAAATCACAAGACCAATCGGATTCGCTTTCATAGCAACGTTCCAAAGAGTTTGTGCTTTTGTGGCTAAATTCACCTTTCCTGTAAACATGCCAACAACTGCTTGCCCGGCTGTAAGTGTAGCGTTTGTTGCAACACCACTTTCCATAGCCAGAAGCTGTGCAGCATAGTAAGCATCCACTGCTGCAGAAGCGGTCTTCCATGTTTTCACACCTTTTTTCAATATAGATGTTGTTTCATTGACAACTTTGTACCCCTTAAAAGCGGTAAAAGCTGCCGTTGCTGATGCTGCGATCAAGTCCAGATTCTCTCCTGCAAAGTCCAGTGCCTTTGTCAGTGGCGGGAGCGCTTTATCAGCCAGATTTCCAACAGCATCTACTACATTGCTTAAAGTATCAACCGCTGTTTCTCCAGCTTCTCTCAAGCCGCCGTCACTCAATGACTCTGCCACTGCATCAATCGCATCCTCAACCGGCTCTTGCAGTTTGGATGGTAACAGCTCTGCCAAACCGGATGCCATAGACTCCGCCATCTCTCCGGCCGCACCGAGAATTCTTCCTTTGTTCAAAGCAATTCCAGAAGCAAATGCTTCTATAAAATCAACTGCTGTGTCTACCATTTCTGGGGCATGGGATGCTGCTTCTACTGCAAGATTTGCAAATTCATCACCTGCTGTCTGGATTGCTTCATTCAGACCACCGTTGTTGAAAGAATCTGTAATATTGTTGATGCTTTCTGTTGCCGTATTTGCTGCATTTTTCAGATTGTTTGCTACGCTGTTGTAAAACGCCAGCCCCAATGTTTCTGCTGATCCACTAAGCTGCTCCAACGCACCAGATAGATTGTCCTGCATCGTTTCTGCAGCCTTTTGTGCTTCACCATCACAACTCCTGTATGCCTCTGTCAGTTCACCGAGAGATCCCTCTCCCTCGTTAATCAATGCCAGCATACCGGACAATGCTTCTTGTCCATACAGGGTGACCAGATAATTATTTTTCTGCTCATCCGTCATTCCCTCTGTTGCCTGTCTGAGCATTCCAACCTGTTCCGTCAGGGATTTCATTTTCCCGTTGGAATCGTAGAAGGAAATTCCAAGTTCATCCATAGCTGCAGCCATGTCATCCGTTGGCTTTGAAAGTCTTGATAACGCACCTCTTAAAGAGGTACCAGCCTGACTACCCTGTATTCCGGCATTTGCCATGATTCCGATTGCCGCTGCTGTCTCTTCCAAACTAAGTCCTGCTGCCCTTGCAAGAGGAGCTATATACTTCATTGCCTCTCCGGTATCTGCTACAGAGGAATTCGTACGGTTTGCATTCGCCGCCAGAACATCCGCAACGTGTGCTGCATCGGATGCCGCCAGTCCAAATCCTCTTAAGGTTGATGCTGCAATATCCGAACTGCTCGCCAGATCTTCACCGGATGCCGCTGCCAGATTCAAAAGTCCCGGCATTGCACTCATAATCTCGGATGTGGTAAAACCAGCTGCTGCCAGATTCTCCATTCCCTCTGCTGCCTGACTGGCAGAAAATGAGGTATCAGCACCTAACTGCATTGCCTGTGCCTTTAATTGCTCGAATTCTTCTCCTGTTGCTCCGGAGATAGCCTTAACTCTAGACATCTGAGATTCAAAATCAGAACCCACCTTGATTGCCGCTGCTGCGACTCCACCAAGTGCTGCTGCCGTTCCCGTGATCGCTACCGTTGCGACCTTTAAACCTTTGGATGCTAAACTTCCTATTTTAGATATCGCACTTCCAATTCCGGTACTGGATGATTTCCACTCTCGTTCTGCATGACTCGCCGCTTGTTCTGCGCTCTGCCCCATTTCGCTAAATTCTCGTTTCGCCGTGGATGCAGATGCTGACGAACCTCTTTCTATCTCACTCCACGCCTTTTTAAACGCATCACTGGCACTCATTCCTTGTTTCCGGTACTCTGCTGCCATACTGGCAGCTTGTGCTTTCATAGATTTTTCTGACTTCTTGAGCCCTTTTTCCATCCCGGAAGAATCCAGATCTGTTTCAATTACAACTTTTCCATCTGCCATTTACTCACCACCTCATGTTAAAAATTTGTATAAAAAGAGCACCTACCATTTCTGATAGATGCTCTGATTACTGTATTTAGTTATGCACACTTTTCTTCTTGCAATCACTGTTCTATTAAGAGTAGTACACGTTCTGTAAAACCTCTGGTTTTCTCTGTTGCGCTGTTCAGTGCAAAACTCCTCCAGTCCTCATACTCTTGTGGTGTTAGTTTTCTTGCTTCTCCCACAATCTCAGCCAGTTCCGGGATGTGATCTTCAATCAACTGTCTCTCTGTCATGCATTTACTCCCCCTCTGATTCTCTCAGCATCTGAGCGTATAAGAAACCATTGTTAAATTCAAACGCTGAGCATACGTCAAGGTACGCATTAAACGCCTCATGTAATTCATTCAAGGCCTTCCTAACCTCTTCTGGTGCAGTAAAAGCCGCCTTATCCATATATTCCTCGCGAATCTGTTCCAGTTCCTGTTCTGTATACTTTCTCATCTTACGCCACCTCCTGATAAACAACTTTGCATTTATTTGTATTACCATTTGATAACTGATGCTCAATGAGTGTTGGATACCCATTTTCCTCCAGCCATTCTTTTACTTTCTGGAAAACGGAATCTTTGTATTGAATGGTAACGCCGTCATGTCCATTCCTGCTATAAGCTGTCTTTACAATTTCGGCCTCTGAAACATCCAACTTCTGAATGATAGCACTTACCGCTTTATCGTGTGGTCTGCCACTTTCCGATAAAATACCAAACTCTTTCGCCATCGTAGTACAATCCCACAAGACCGGAACTTCTGAAATCAGCGGCACTTTCACTGGATACCCGTTGTCTGAATAAATACGAATAATTTCAGCAGCTATGTACTTAGAGTCTACTCCTGCATCATTGAGAGCACCTTTGATGTTCTTTACCATCTGATTGACGGATGGGAGTTTTTCTTTGTGAGTAGGTTTCTTCTTTGGCATTTCGTAAGAACCTGTCTTGCGGAGTGTTGGAAGAACTTCATCTGTGACCCAATCTGTAAACTTTTCAGCATCTGGTTTACGACTCTTAAATACTAACTTGTACACTCCACTTTCTGTAAGGAAATTCTCACCTGCGTTATTCAATTTTCGGAAGTCGGTTAAACCGACATCTGAATTTTTCACCTTAATAACTTGCTTTTTATTCATTTTACTCATGTGGTCTTTGACTGTGCTCATTGCCATATCTAAGCACGCTCCAACATGATAAGGATTGAATAAAATTTCTCCATTCAATTCAAATACTTCTACTTCGTGTCCTTCAAAAATCATCAACTCATTCATACTATCATTCTCCTTTTAAATTTTCTTTGCAAGGAGCTTCCATCTATGATAGAATATTTCATAGAGGAAGTTCCTCGTGTGATATAGAAGTTGCAATCTATGGTAGGGGCGCAACTTCTATTTTTTTAGTTCTTCGTCGATTTTTTCATTAAGCCATTCTGATTTTGTCTTTTGCTGCTCAGATAATTTTTGCTCAAATTTCAACATTTTTTTCTTATCTACAGCTACACTAAATGTCTTCTGTGTTTCCCTTCTGGCTTTCATGTAATCGGCTCTGCTTTTCTCCGCGATTGTTCTCACCTCTTTTCGTTACGCGTTACATATAATATATTACTGTTACGCGTAATTGTCAAGAGGTTTCTCAAAATTTTTCCACCCTACCTTATGGAATTAAAATAAGACACAGCATTTCGCCATGTCTTTCTGTTCTTTCCAGGGAGATCAGGAGCATACCCTGAAAGGACTTCTCCCCGATATTCAATTAACTTCATTTATGTTCTCCTTAAAATTGGGTATAAGAAAACCACCTACTTATGCAGGTGGCACCGTTCGTATTTTGTATTTCATAAACTACTATGATGTTTTTGGAGTTATACTAAATAACGGACTCGGAAAAGATACTTGCTTAATTTTGTAATCACCTATTTCTAACTCCGTAATTTCATTTGACACCATACTGGCTATCTGCTCTATTTCATCATCAGAAAACTTAAATTCTGACAGATATACAATTCCTGTAAGCAATTCTGCATATTCATCAAGTTCCCCTTCTCCTACCGATAAGTATAACCTCTTCAATTTTTCTTTATCCAGATCATATGTAAAGGCTAATTCCACTCCAGTAGCACTGTTGTACGATACAGTGAAAATATTTTCATCCACTTTCGCATCCTTAAGTTGAAGTTCCGGACTCTCGACAACACCTGCTCTCAGCATATTTTCTGGCAACTGCGTAGTTACAATCTCCGCAATATTGCTTGTAATCTCTGCTTGATTATCGAGTCTTTCTTTTTCCAATCCATTTGTTTGCTTAATATTTTCAGTGCCTTCTTTCTTATTGCTACATCCAACTGCTAAACTGCAAGACATACAAATAAGCAATAGAGCACAAAGTATTCTATTCATAATTTTTCTCCTGTATTTTATATTGCATCATTATGTGTAAAGGCGGATAATTCGTATCTTACTTCTGCGAAAAAATCTGACTGGGGAATTTTCCCCAGTGAAAGTTGTTTGCAATATCTACGAATATCTTTTATCAAGTCATTGTGTGCTTTTTCTATACTTACTGTGCAACGATCTGCGCTCTGCTTAATTTTAAATACTGTCCATCCTGTACTGTCAAATACACTTCTCCTTCGAAGTTGTCATTTGCAATTATCGTTCCTAAATCTCCTGTTGAGTTAGCGGTAACTTCATAATAGCCGCCATTCGCAGCTGATACTTTATACTCTCCTGCCGGAATATCTTTTCCTACAAGATACATTCCATCTGGATATGTACCATTAACCGGAGTGAATGCAGCCGCCTCACTGACGGGAACTGCCGTTCCGTCAAACTGGAAATACTGTCCGTCTTGTACTGTAACATAGGCTCTATTCCTATAATTGTCATTGCTGATGATTGATTCCAAACTTCCGCTGGAATCGGCTGTCACTGCATAATAGCCGCCAGAAGATGTGATAAGATATTCTCCCGCCGGCATGTCTGTACCTATTTTGTACATTCCGGTTTGATATCCAACCGGCTCCTCTACTTCGCTCTCTGGAGTTGCTTTAAACTGATCTGCTATCGCTTTTTCCTTCAAGTATTGCTCGTAATCTTCTTTTGTTTCATCGTCTCTTTCTACTTGCAGTCTATACTCATAATCTGGATCTGTTCCAGATTTAGTCAGAAAGTAAGTAACACCTTCTATCACTTCATGCTTTGAGTCTCCGATATCTGTTCCCATATTCTTTAAATTTTCTGCTGATAAGTATGTCAAAAAATCTCCCAAATCAGCAGATAATACATCTGTTATCATTAACGCCATAATCCCTACGCCAACAAAAGTCGTTTCATCCTTTGCTGTGGTAGATACTATTGTTATGTTGCTGTTTTCATTCCCAATTAACGTCATAAAACTTCCATTAGAGCTATCAACCAATGTTTCTAATTTTCCACCATCATCCAAAGTACTTACACCAGAGGATGTAAAGTTGCATTTTCCTCCTGCTTGTAGTGTGGCCAATACTTCGTGCGCATCATCAAAAGTTCTGTCAAAAGGTAACTCAATTTCGCTTTCTTCTTCCTTTTTGCTCTCCACCTCACCAGCATCTTTCTTCTCCCCACATCCTGTCAGCATCCCCACACAAAGAACTGCTGCCAGCAAGACACTTAGTACTCTCTTCATAACCTTCCTCCTACCCTATACGCTTTACCACATACTCATTATACCGTGATGGTTGTGGAATCGCAAGGATGGAATGGACTATCCATTTCTGGATTAGCCTTTCCACACAACTGTGGAAAGCGCATTCTTACTCCATCATCCTTCCCCAACCTGTTGAGGAAACAGCTCGGATGTCCGTTTTTCGGACTTCCAAAAATCTTTAATGTTGGCTGCAAAATTTTCAGCTCGATTCAAAACTCTTCCGCCATCTTCCTTACTTCCCGATAAATCTCTTTATACGGAATTTTCTTATCCATCAACTTTCGGATTCTCATTTTCACAAGGGTTTCCATTGTTTTCAATTCCAAAAGCGTTTCCTGTGAGATATCATCACGTTGACCACCATGCAATCCGACTTTGCTATTTATCAGTTTGGTAAAGATTAGATAGTATCGATCCGCATGTTTGCTTCCCTGCTCTTTTGCATACTCTATGAATAGTTTAATCTGATCTGTTTCATATCGCCTTGCTTGCTTAGATTCATTACGGATTCCAAGCCATTTGCTGTCTTTTTCAGAAGATATGTAATAACCGTTCTTTCTGATAGCCGAAATAGTTTCATATACCCAATCATTAAACTTTTCTGCAATCTCTTTGTTTGAATATCCACAAATAGCATATATTCCTCTTTCTTCGTAAAGAAATGCTTTTTTATCCTTACCTACTCCATTGAAGGGGGTCTCAAATTGTGATGACCTTACTTCTACGCTGAATTTATCTAAGCGTTCTTTATGTCTTTGATGTACTACCAAAATCGCATGGGCTGGATTTTTATACTCTAACGCATATCCAATCTGTGTCCTGCTCATATAGATGTTGTTTTCCTCATCCACATAAAAATCACATACTGTCCCTAAAAATTCTCCATGTTTCACAAGTTTTAGTTTCATACTATTTCGTATCCTTTCCACTTAAATTTTTACATTGATGATGAATCCAAGCAAAAATAGAGCGGAATTTTCCGCTGCACTTATTATGGACTCTATATATGTGGACTCCTCAAAATTTAGGAGTCGAAATTCAATACTCTCTGCTGACTAGCAATTTCAAGTATCAAAATAAGGTGCAGCACTTCGCCACACCTTTACACACACTCTCTACGTTCGTACGTTTTTCGTACGAAGCAATTCACTCACATCACCGCCGTTGAGAAGCGCATCTTCAATCTGCCTTGTCCGGTCATCCATAGCCGGTGCCTGATTAAGACCGTAATACTTCTGCATTGCCCGGTAAAACTCTCTTTCCTCTTTTGAGAGGTTCTTATTCGACACGTCCATTGTACGGTACTCAATAACCTTTGACAGCCTTGTATCTTCTCCCAGATTCTCCAGAAGCAGCATAAACTTCCACCAGTGCATCTCTTCTGCCTGCAAGTCAATTCCGTACTGCTGGATGAAACCGGCATAGATCAGTCCTGCATCCTCTTGAAAGTCAAACGGTTGCTTATCATTGACCCCTGCGATCTTTCTCGGAAATTTCTTCTTTGACTGCTCCTTTCCGCAGGAAAAGAACCAGAACATTTTATCCACGTGTTCTTCCGTGAAATAATCACAATCTCTGTAGAACAGCAGCAACACTTTCAGTAAGGAATCTCCCGTCAATTCTTCTGCACTTTCTATGATTTCATTGCATTTTAAAACAGTGCGGAAATCCCATTTTACAGGACACTCCACACCATTCACGATCAAAAACTCTGGAAATTTTTCTATTAAGAGATTCATCATTTTTCTACAAGAGCATTTCCCTTTGATAACATTTCCAATCTTCCCATAATCTCATTGTACTGATTGTCCTGTCTGATCTGCTCTGTGACCAACTGCTCATAAACTGCCATGCAAGTAAGCAGGTCATTTCCTTTTCCGCAGACGCGCTCACCCGCACCCTCTCCAAATACAACATCAAACATCTGCTTCACGCTGCCACACAGAAATCTATTCTGCTCCAGTTCTGTTCCTTCTGGCAGCTCTTCTGCAACATGCTTCATCTTCTCTAACTCAGCTCTATATCGTTCTTTCAACTCTGGATTCTCCAGATCATACAGGTTGAATTCCAATTCTACTCCATTGATAATCATGTTCTTGCGCTCCTTCCTTTTCCAATTCTTGCCTTACCTACTACTCCCACGCCAACCAAGGCATTATCGGCGGGGATTATACTTCCCCCACCGTAAAATTCTTTGTAGATGTATCAAACTGTCCATCTTCCCAGTCAGATACACCAAGTAAATTTCCAGAGCCCTGAATCTCACCATCGTTGTCCGAGAAATCTGACACCTCGATGGCTACTTTTCTTCTCTTTGCATAAAACTTATTCTGCTGTTCTGCCACAGGCTTTTCCATGAACACCTTCACATAATAAGTTTCTGCATCTGACCCGGTCTTTTCATTTTCTCCGATATCCGCAATAAATTCGATCGCTTTTTCAGAACGGATCAAGTCGAACTCCAATGGTGCCGTCCATTCATAAGAGCCGATTCTCTGTGTTGCTGATTTCTGATTGACATATCTTTTGGAAGATGTCTGTGCAGATGGAGAATCGTCCAACTGAGTCACTCCAAATCCAAGAAGCTCATAAGTTTCACTCAGATTTTTTGAAACATCCAGATATCCCGGATGCTGCCATCTTCCTACGACACCAGTCTCGCCTGATTCCGCAAAAAACTGAATATTCATTTTCATACTTTTACTACCTCCGTTTATAATAAATAAATTGACATTGTATCCTATATTGGCACTTCGTCTCCTGTGCGTCATACAGATATCCGTCTGTTGTTGCCCGAATAGATTTGCTTTGCAGTTTCCCCGTCAGATTCGGAAGAGCACCTGCTTTTGTACACTCATCCAACCAGTCTGCAAATTTCTCATAGAATTCCGATGTGTCTCTGTTCTCTTCGTCTCCGTAAAGCACTCTTGAGCATAAAGAAAACACATACTGCCGAACAGTATCACCGTTCGCATACCGCTTTAAGATTGGTTCTGCTGGCGTACTTTCAATACTGTATGCAGTCACATCTTCCTCCAACATATCTACATTCACAACAGGGAACATCTCCTGAAACTCCTGCAGAAACGGGCACCCGGCAATAAACTCTGCCACTTGGTTTGTTATACTCATTTCGCCTTCCCTCCGCAATATTTCGCAACAGACTGTACGATTTCTTTCCCACGATCCGCCCACATACGCTCTGTCCAGTGACTACCAGCGCGAGCATGTACAGATCTGTTCTTTCCTTTATTCTCGTAGTACTGCCGCCTTGCATAAGGAGTGTCATATATAATAGAGGATGCTGTTTCTGTCACACTGTCCATTGACAGGTTTCCGCTTAATCTCGGCACATAAGGTGTGGACAGCTGTCTTACTTCATGGGTGAAGAACTTCTGCCCTGCTCCGTTCTTATTGAGACTTCTCTTCAATAAAATTTTATCTACCGGATCTATATCAAGCCTGATCTTTGCCATTAAGAACCACCACCTATCCTGATATGCTTAGAAGAACCAAAAAAGTTCTCGGAATGACTGAGCACTTTCCCAATCGTTCCAGAGAACCTTTTCCTGATATCTTCTATTCCGGTGACATTTCCTCCATCCCATTCTCCAAGGATAAAGAAATCACCATTCCGCACAGTCCATTTTCCATACACTTCTGTTAACCGGTTGAACTCATCCGGTGAAATCCAGTCAACACATTCTGAATATGGAATCCGGATCTGGTATTCATCTGCGCTTCTTAATCCATTTTCTCCTACGGTGCTTTTCTGGTTCGTGTGAAACCAGACCTTATGGATGACATGAGGAATAAACACCATCTTCCTGTTCTCCCGATCTGGCCACTGATTAAAAATCGTAATCTTAGCATTCGTAAGCATTGACATTCACCCCCAGATAAAGCAGTCCTGTATGCGCTAGATAACGGCGGATGACCGCGTAGATTTTCGTTTGCAGAGCGTCTACTGCAATCTTCCCCGCCTCCGCTTCAGTCGCGTAATTCACGGAATATCCATCTGTGTTTTCCGACTGCACTTCCCTTCCTCCATGTTCCATTCGGTTCATATCATCCTGATAGATCATGTCAGCAAGTTCACACAGGCAAAGCTTCACTAACTCCATATCGTTCTCACTCGGCTGTAAATGCATCACTTGATTCAGATAGGTGTTAGCTTTCAAGATCGGCTGTTTCAATGACCGTTCGTCCTCGATTATAATTCCATTGTATTCTTCTACGTAAAACTGAAAATCTACACGTATCAACGCCTATTCCTCCTTATGAATTCGCCATGATCCCCTGTTTTTTCATCCCCGCAAGAATCGCATTGATTTTATCTTTCAGGTCAGTTGCTGTTTCTGTGGACAAATCTGCAATCAAAGCCATCTGTTTCACACCGCCCAGCGTTGTTTTGTTCGCCGCTGGAAGAGTGTAACTTGGTCCTGCTGGTCCCTGTGCGCCCGGTTCTCCCTTGTCTCCTTTCGGTCCTGCTGGTCCTGCCGGTCCTACTGCTCCTGCTGGTCCTGCCGGTCCTACTGGTCCTGCTGGTCCTGCCGGTCCTACTGGTCCTGCTGGTCCTGCTGGTCCAACCTGCTCATTCTTCACGCCCTGCTCTAACTTATTCAGTTTCTCTGCTGTAATAACGTCATCATTATTCCATGTAGTTGGTGTATATGCCATTATTATTACCTCCGTCTCTTATTTTGCTTTACCTGCTTTTGCCTTTCCGACTTTCGCAGTTCCTACTTGTGCCAAATCGTCATCTAGGCCTTTTTTTTTACAACTGCGTAGTTCTTGTCTCCAAGACGGTATCCGGTACAGATTTCCACCTGTGCAAGAGTTCCGTTGAAGTTCTCAGAGTCTTTCAGTCTTGCCATAGATAACAGGTCAATGATATGCAGTCCTCTCCAGTCATACATGATATACTCTACCTTTGACAGATCTTCTGTCTGAAGCGTTTCTGTATAATCGTAGTATTTTGCAGCTGCTGTCAAGTCGAGCATATTACACTCTACCCACAGCATTCCGAGGTAATATCCCATCTGTCCGGTACGGATGATCTCGTCATTCTTTACCGGAGTAAATTTGTCCCCTGCAACTTCCAGCATCGTACTGTATGTCTCTACAGATGCCATGACCACATTCGCGGACGCTTTCTGTTTACGGATTGTTTTTCTTCCTGCGATTATCTTACTGATAATGTTGGACGTTGTAATTGCTTCTGTGTCTTCCATTGCAGTTCCTTCGTGCACCAGACATGCAAGACCAGACTGCTGCCACCCTTCTTTGCAAACCTGTGTAGACTGTGCGAGATGAGCATCCGCTGTATCGAATGGTACGGCACTCGCCTGTACATTGTAGATTTTTGTTGATTCCTGCTGTGAATTGTTCATCAATACTGAAATCAGTTCATTTCCTGCAGTTCCATGCTCAAAGTCAGATGCTGGCTTTTTCGGATCTTTTGCAGCCTTAGCAGCCAGACGGAATACTTTTACTGCTCCCGCTCCTTCCGCATCTCCCTGATACTGATCGTTAAATGTCATTCCCGGCTGAAAAATTGCATCAAAATAAAAATTTGGTGCAACGATTGAACTGTATTTTTCACTTACATTATATCCGCCATATTTCATACTCTGTCATTCTCCTTTTCTATTTCGCATATTTGTTGTTTCCATATTTTCTTGAGAGGTAAGCTTCTTCTTCGGATTTTGTTTCCGGTCTATAAGTACCATGAGTTCCTCTTACCCACGTCTTTTTTCCTCCATCCGGTTCTTCCTGTTCGAACTCATCTGGGTATTTCTCTTTGACGCCTTTCATGTACTCATCTGCGCCAACAAAAGCACCATCTTTAAACTCCATCTTCTGTTCCAGAAACTCATGTAAGATTGTCTTTCTGGATAAAGGAGATTTAATCTTCTGAGTATCCAAAAACCGCTCTGCTGCAAACATCTTTCGGTCTGATTCAATCTGGTCATTTAGTGCTTTCGTGTCTTCGTTGTACTTTTTCTCCCAGTCAGCGGCAGACTGCTTGATTCCGTCAATATCCATGTCCTTGTAAGACTTGATCGTAGTGTTTGCTTCACCGAGCTGTGTCTCCAGTCCATTGGCTCTCGTCTCAAGGCTCTGGTACTTTTCCTTGCTGATATAGCCGCCATCTGATAAATCCACGAATCTGACATGCTTCAGCTTATCCTCGATTCCGTTGTTATGCTCCTGAATCTTTGCATCTACCTGTCCGAAAAGTTCTTCTCCTAATACGTCTCTTAACTGCATCTTTATTCCTTTCCTTGACCACTGTTTATTATCGCGGTGTCTCCGCTGGCCGTGGCAGTTATTCTCCCATGCCACAGGGGATGTTTTCCCGCAGTTTAAATGTCTTGAGGGTTGATCGGACAAATACTGTCCCCAAAATTGAGGAAAGCGTATAAAAATAGCACCTACCACACTGGATAGATGCTAAATTTATTGTTTTTATTTTTGAAATTGGCATAAAAATACCACTCACTCAATTAAGAATGAATGGTATCATCTCTTTTCCGCCGGTTCCATATGAATCTTAAAATTACAGGTTGTACAATTGAAATATGTACTTGTTTTTGGATTATAAGGTGTAATGATTTTACCTGTTTTACATTCCGGACAAATTACTTCTTTTCCATCCCGTAACGCCTTTATCATCATTCCAATTTCTTTTGGTGTCATTACTTTAGCCTCCATTCACGATCTGAATATCTTCCTTTTACTGATTTTATTATATTCCTAATGTCTTGTCCCGTCAATTTACCTTTCGTATGTAATTCAGCAAAATAGTCACAAACAGCTTCTGCGTGTTGATCTCCACCTATATCTAATCGGATATGCGTTGCTTCATGGATAATCGTTTCCGCCGTCTTCCGTATGCTTTGTGTTTCCACCCCATTGATATAGATATGATTTCCAATACATGATCCATACAGTCCTTCCAGTCCCGTTTCTGAAATTGTATTGCTGCTATAATATACGTTAACGGAAATATGATTCGTTTTAATAAAATCAAGAACTGTCTTTCCAACATTTGACTTATTAAGATTTTTGTATAAGTTAGCTGCGAGTACTGTATCCATTTCTTTTGTAATCTCTACATCGAATATTTTTTCTGCTGTCTTCTTTTTTATATTAGAAATTCTTGACTCAAATATTCTTCCCGGCAACACTCTTCCAAGCCCATCCATATACACTCTCTGCATCTGCTCTGGAAGTTCCATCTTTTTGGAAAATCCTTGATATTCCCGGAGTGTGTTCAGATACTTTGCTTGGGCTGCCTGTATGTCCAACTGACTGGCTTTTCCCTTTTTTAGAAGATCAATGTCACTTCTCTGCTTTCTCATTCTGGTTTCAAGTGTTCTCTGACGCTGCTGCGCTTCATAGGCGTTGTATATTTTTCCCTGATAAGACCTTGCGACCTGTTCATTTGCTTCCATTTCCCGCAATTGTTCTGGTGTATACGTTCTGACAGATACCCCTTCCACAAATGCAAAGTAGCTATGCTTACAGTTCGCTCCGCACAGACCATCTACATCTCCCAAACGACAGATCGAGATCAGTTCCTGCTTTGTATACACATTCCCTCCCCACCAGTGAGAAGGTCTATGCCCGGCATGCCACGTTACTTCGTAGGTATCTGTCCCCAAATCCTTTGCCACCTGCTCATTAATCTGTGCAGCAAGTTGATGTACACCAGTCATGACAGCTCGTCTGACCGCCACAGGGGCCCGATTCCCATATCCTGATGCATAATTTACTGTCCGTATCCCACTGGCTGTCATTTCCTTTACTACACGCCTGAGAACGGTATTGTAGTCGAATGCTCCGGTTACAATGTCCATACATGCACGATCAAGATACTTCTGATAGTACTCCGAAAATGGAGTGAATACTTTCTTTCCTCCGCAATCCAAAGCAAATCCCATTGATCGTGTGATATTCTGGATTTCATGTTTTGTCTGACTTAGAATCGCTTTCGCCCATGTCTGCATCTGCTCATTATCTTCATAAGGTGTGAAATGGGCATTTACCTGTTCGTAGATTTCTTTTGTTCTGGTGTAATCCTTTTCGATTACAGTATCATAAATCTCCCACAGCTCCGGATCAGTAAGCCCTGAAAGACGTTTTATTTCCGATTCAATGAACTCCGTGGAATTTCCAATGATCTGTATTCGGTTTAACTGATAATCCGCTGTAGATGTAATTCCACCTGTCTTTTTAATCCTCCTGACTACATCTCTCATAATGCGGTTCTGTAATTCGAGAAACATTTTTTCAAGTTGCAGTGGCAGGTGCTCCATTTCCTTTGGCTGCATATCCTCACACCCTATTCCATTGTATCTTCCAGACTAAATTGTGATGCCTGTTTCCACATCTTGATCGCCTGCTCTTCCGTTTCACCAAAACGCTTCATCCGATACTCTACAGGACCAACAACTCCAATACTAAAATCAGCACGGAGCTGCTCTGTCTCATATTTCTTGTCTGTTACAAGGGAATCATCCCAACTGCAGGATACTTCCACCATTCCCTCTGTGGCAATGCCTCCCAGTGACATCCACACTTCCACTGCTGCTACAAGATTCTCAAGTGCGTTCCCAAGGCTATTCTGAATAGATTTTACCGTTGCGTAAGAGCGTTGCTTACTGGCCTTAATTTCTTCTGCTGTCTTATCCACTACCTGTGGATCTGAAAGAGTTCCATAAGCCAGACCACAGTTAAACTCTACTTTCTGTATGATCCTGTTGTACCCGTTGAAGAAGCTCTCATCCCGGATCTCCGGCGAATATGCATTAAAAAATGGATTACCGTCTTTGCTCATTACATTCGGCCCCATTGCCCGGTAAAGCCGTTCTTTCCCTTTTGGCAGGATAACTTCTCCCTGTCGATTCTTCCGAAAGAATTCGTCTGCTGCCTGAATTGCCGTTTCCTTTGATTTGTATTCCCACAACACTGCTCCATACTGCTCATCAGCATCCCTGATCTGATTCACGGCTCTTGCATAGATCGATACACCAAGAGGAGAATGGATGTCTGTATTGTTTGCCAATGGAATTTTGAAGTAAGAAAACAGCATCCTGTCCGCATTCTGAAACTCGACATAAGGGGCAATATCTGACCATTCCGGTACTTCTTCCAGATTGATCTCCTGTCCGAGATTTACGATATCATCCGTTTTTACCATTGCTTTCTTACTGATAAAAGCTTTGTTCACAATGCTGTATCTATCGCCCTGTAATGCGTGATATTCAAGTCTTGTATAAAGATTCTTTCCAGCGCGCTTAAATTCTGGGAAGATAGCCGCTGTAATCTCTCCTGCGCTGTTAAACTCTACCGGATAAAAGTCACCGGCTCTCACTACATCTATCTCAATCCTTTTCTGGGATAAATACGGTTTAAAGACCACACCGCCTGTACTGCAGGCAAACTCTGTGTAGTTTGAAATCTCATTTAGAAACGGCTGCATCCCCTCTTTAATCATTTCAGCTTTGCTTCCGCCCGTAATATTGATACTGGATTCCATTGTCACCAGTCTTGCCATTTCGGAGCAGATTGCTGCCGGGAGGTTCAATCCCTTTACATCATCATTCAACCAGGGAGATTCGTTGATATACATCTTTGACCACCGATAGATTGCCTGTGCCATTCTCTGGGATACCGCAACATCCACTCCCATTGCCTGTTTTATAGTTTCATACTGTATCAACGTTCCTCACCTCTTTCTGATATTGGCAACATAAATTTAATCTGATTCCACATTCCAGCGCATAAATAGCGTGTTCCATCAAGCGCATGATCGTTCTCTTTTACTGGTATCTCAACGCCTTTTTTAATTCCATCTGTATTGTACTGATAAAGTCCAAACTCCTTGATCAGCATCTTCTGTTTCTCGCTGACGATCATTCTTCCGAAAGACAACAACTTCTGCACACGGCTGATCCCCAACTTGACATCATTCTGCGCCGGTATAACCGGTATATGGGGGATGACTCTCCGTATTTCCTCAATCAGACCTGCTGCCGATGGATCCACGAATATGTAGCTGACTACACGGTCATACTCCTGTTCTATCTTGTCGCAGAATGTTTTCATATTCTGTGCATACTCCGAAGGAGATTTCTGTGTTCCACTTTCTCGCCCAGAATAGTAATACTCATCGATTCCACGCAGGACCTGATTTTGATAGTCAATGCCGAACGCTTCATAGACTGTTGCATTCTGTTGACCGTAGTCCACTCCGATTCCAATCTCCCCAATGCTTCGTTTCTCTTCCTCAATGTAATCTTCCGGCTGATAAATATGCTTCTCTGCTGAAAACATATAGTAGATCAGATCATCAACTCCCGTAGGCTCTCCTAACCATGTCCACCGGTACATCTTGATATCCGCTCGCATCATAGCTTCTGCAGAATCAATCAGATCCTGTCCTAACCAATCAACCGGAACATCTTTATAGCTTGTGTGAATATGGATGCAGTCCTCCCGCTCTTCCATCTTCTTACACCAGAGGTTGATCGGAGCATTCGGATTCTTCGGCGGATTGTAAAGATAGATCATCTGGAAACCAGCTTTGTTTCCACGGACGAACGTTGCTTCTATATTCGCCAGTTCATCTTCCCCTTCCCCGTCATCAAAGAACTCTGTCAGCTCATCCAGCACTACAAGCTTTATCGGCTTGTCCTCATCGATGATACCTTTTGTATCGTCAATTCCATCAGAACCGGAGAAATACATCGTTGTATTGTGCTTTTTATATGTAATCTCCATCGGGGATTTTCCGATCTTGAAATATGACTTGGGAATTTCTAGCCGGTTAATGCCCCGGAGCATTTCTTTATACACTGTTTTCCGCAGTTTATTGTGATGTTTTCTCAGGACTACTGCTGAACCATTTGCATCATCCACCAACTGGAAGATTCCTCTGACTCCTGCATAACTGGATTTTGTACCGGCACGGCCAGATGTCAGGATAATATGTTTATGCTGTTTATCGTTAAATAAAGGCAGATATTTCGGAATGATCAGATCTGATATTCTAACCTGTTTCTTTGTCTGCATCATTGATAATCTCTACTCCTTCCGTTTCATCCTCACTACTGCAATCTCGGTTCAGCTTATCTGCGTTTGCCCGTTTCAATTCTGTATCTGCTTCTCGGTTGCGTCTGTTCTCATCCGGTTCCGGTGATTGCCCCGCATACTTCGCTACGAATGTAGCTGCCTGTGTATTTCCGCTCAGTGCTTCTTTGATCTGTGCCATCAAAAGAGCCGATTCCAGAGTGCACTCAACACCGAGTGACTCCAGAACCGGCTTCCATTCAGGACTATCTATTTCGGCGGTAAGCAGCATGTTCAATGTCTTTCGGAAATCAGCCTTTCTCCGTCTTGCTTCTCCGCTTGCTTTACCACCTTTAGAAGTAATTATTCGTAGTTCCTCCGTTGTTCGTTTATTAAATCCACGATCTTTTATGTTATCATAACCTGCCACTTCACCACCTTCCAATCTGTTAATTTATAGTACAAAAAAGAGACACCGAAGTGCCTCTTAAACATTCATATTTGATATAATATCTTCCACTATCGGAAGAAAACATCCTGCTTTTTCATACAGCTTATGTATACCATGTGCTTTCTTTTTTGCTTCTTCTTTAATTACTTCACCTTGCATTTTATCAGCCATTTTCATTATGTGAACGCTTTGATCAAATTCATTGATTACTTCACCCAAGTTATTATCCAATATACTTATATCTTTTCTATTTTTCAACTCTTCATTTGACAACTCAAATTCACTGTCCATCTTCACTGTTCTGCGCTTCACATCTTTCAACTCTCGAAAATAATTACATTGTTCTTCTTGAGACGCATCTTCATTTTCTTTCATCTTTTCCAAAACTTCGCAAATATTCCTCAAGCGATTTTTTTCAGTCAAGAAATATCTCGTTTTCTCTTTTTTAATGTCTTTCTTCCGGTAATATTTAGTCACTAATATACCGCTAATCACACCGCTAACGATTCCTGTTAGCAGCCCTATCAACATATCCCATAAAAGCTCCATAACTCTGTCCCCCAACTCTTAATTATATACTGAATATAACACACATAATTAGCAGCCACAACACTTTAGTGCTAATTTATACTTTTTTAATATTTAGGACTACTGCTGAAAGAATTAATAACGCCAACAAAAACAAAAATAACCAAATACACAATCAAAATTTATAAGAAAAAGCAGGAACCTTGCAGTAGTCCACAACGGGTATAGCAGGACTCGAACCTGCGACACATCGGTTAACAGCCGATCGCTCTACCAACTGAGCTATACACCCGTAGGATGCCTTTTATTAACACCCTTTACCCTATCCGCACTCGGGTACTGACACTAAATATAGATTGCTGAATCTATTTTTGTTTGTTTTGCAGATCTGCGGATACCTGCGTTTTGTGATATCACTCGTAGCACTTCCGCAACATTCCGGAATTAAAATTTACTGCGATATGCTACGAAGCCGTGTACAGGGGTCGAACCTGTCTGCCCTACATTTGCCACAGCATAAAACACCGCCAGACGAGAAAGGGTAAAGTCCAGCGGTGTTCCGAATGTTGTTTGGAAAGCTTTTGGAGTCTTTCTTCTAGCTCCATGTTATACTATAAACTCCTAAAAGCGAAAAATGTGAAAAAAACGAAATAACTTTATTTTTCTTTCATCCAATTCTGAAATTCCATTCTCACGCTGTCTTTTGTGCATCTCCCTCCCATTTTTATCGCTACAGTGTCCCACGTCAGCCCCTGCATAACCCTGAACCGGATAATCCGCTGCATCCTTACCGGAGCTTTATTGATTACTCGCTCTGCTTTTACTTTAATCTGCTTTGCGTTCAGCTTTCGTTCCTCCAACAACCGTTCCTCTTCGTCTATATTCACCGTGTTCTCTATACATCCAGAGATATTAAAGCTCTGTGGCTGATACGGAAACTCCGGATTACTGCCTGTCACCTTGTCCTGTACGATCGTCTTTCTTCTGTGCCGCCTGATATCTTCCTCTGTCTCTTTTACCAATTCTTTTGCATCTATGTACTCATAAATCACGTTCTTGTCCAACTCTATCACCTCCCGGAACAGGATCTTTTATGTTGTATTTCTCTGCTATGTACTCCACAGCGTCCTTATTCGTCCTCTCACGGCTTTTAAAGTCGCACTTAAAGCTTTTTATGCCCCTTTTGCTTTAAAGCTGTCTCACAGGGCTTTCTCGTTGCCATAGTGTATACTTCTATTTTCTTCATTCCATCACCTCAATTTCCTCTCCGGTCAGCTCTTCCAACTTCTTCCGCATTTCTTCCACTGTCATTTTCTTTGGTTCTTTGCGCTCCCAGATGAGTTCGAGATTACTTTTAACAAACACTTCTTCTATGCATCCGAGTGATCCCGGAGTAATTCTATAGACTTTAACGATGTCTCCTCCTGTATAACCTGCGCATTTCAAGTCATCATCATAATCGCCTATACGATTGTATCCTCTTTTTCTCACTACCATCCCAGCCAATACAAGATACATGTCCCCATCTCTCTGTTCAACCACCATCCCATCTCTCAGATCTGCCTTGGTAAATTCTTTGTCCATGTAATCACTCCATTCCAAGATTTTATAATTGTACTTTTCTGCAAAAACACGAGACGAATATTCTCCGTTTCCGTAATAACACGTTCCTTCGTTGCGCATATAATTTGTATTTTTCAAATAACTTTCTCCGTTACACCACTTCATTCCATGTTCGTGCATCTGCTTGCATAAGTCTTTCGCTTCCTCTTCTGTCTTGCAGTGTACTGCAATCTTATTGTCTTTATTTTTAAATTCATCCCAGTTAAATTTTCTCATATTTCCTACCTCACTATCTTTCGCACAATCCAATCTAAAAAAATCACAAACAACAGTATCGGGAAGCGTGCCGCTGCTAAATAATCCTCACACTCCAACTCCACATCTTCTTCCAATCCTGCCTTTAAAGTAATCACTGTTCCAAGCCCCAATATGTAGTACAGGGCTAGGGATGCGATTGTGATTAAAATGTCCATGTTATTCCTCCTTGTATGGTTCTGGTAACGACTGATACGCCAAAATTCTTCCGTCATATATCCCGTAAGTCCAGTACCATAAATCCTCTTTAAATCTCATTCTCTTTACCGGATATTCTTCATCGTCACACGTTACAAGATATACATCTTCTTTCTTAGGCATATTTTGTACTGAGTAAGGAATCCAGTCATTGTCTTTCTTGCTGTCTTCATATCCTTTCTGATACCATTTTCTTCGGCTGCATTCTCCGCACTTCTGGACTTCGTCCATGTGGGAACGAATGATTTCTTTTATCCATCTAATACTCACATAATCATCACACATTCCGAATGATTCAAACTCTATCGCATGATCTTCAATCTCTTCCAAGATCTTCTCTAGTACGTTCATTTATTTCGTCTCCTATTTTTCTTATCCATAACACAATAACCTTTTTCGCAATAACATTCTGTTGATTTATAGTAGTTTTTATAATATTTGCATTTAATGCACTCTTTTTTCATTACTACGCCTCCAACAACTCTAGTTCCTCGATTTTATCCATTAAATCCATCTCAGGATAATTCTTTTTTGGATATCGTTGATATTTTCCACATGGTTACTCCTCATCACTTTCAATTCTCTCTAACCTTTCGTATCCATTCCATCCATGTTCTGCTCCACATTGTTTGATACAATAATAATCTTCGCCGCAACAATGATCGCATCTATTGCAATCTGGTTCTTCGTCATCTACTGTGTAAATTATTGTTTTCATCACTCTACCTCCAACAATCCCGCTTCTATAAATACACCTTCCAATAACTCGCTCATTTTATTAGTATCAATGGTAATCGGCTCACATGGAAACTCTTCCTGATTTCCACAGCACGCATACAATTTTGCAATTAAAATATCATATTTTTTCATCACTCCACCTCCAAATCACCATTATCTATTCTCTTTGCTTTAAAAAGGATTTCTCTATTCATCTTTTACCTCCACTTCATTATCGTATTTCATGCACTTTCCATCCTTGTACGCTATGCATTTCTCTTTAATGCACGGATGTAACACTGGTCTGACAAAATCTCCATTCCCAATAAACATTGCTTTTACCTCTTCTTTTCCCGTTAAATCAGGGCAAAATAAAATCATCACTCCACCTCCAACAGCTCAAAACATTCTTCTAGCGTCCCTTTTGTAATTTCCAACCATAAACCACTCTCTCCATCTTTTTCGTAGAGAAAATCTGTCTCTATCCCGCAGACCGCCAATTCGGTCATTGTCCTCACGCAATCCTCTGCATCAGCGCATTTGATCGTGTCGCCTTTTCGCAAGCGCGTTTCTTCTGTTTTTGGCATTAGTCATTCCTCCGTAATAAAGTCTTCTATGCTCATTTGCCCTGGTATGTTTTTGTCTTCCATCCACCAGTTAAAAACTTCTTCTCCTGTTTTCCACGTATTCTCTTTTCCTCTCCTTGTTCTTTCTTGTAACATTCTTTCAAACGCATGTATGTATAATTTCTTGTATTCCGGGAAGTCTGCAAATTCTTTGTATCGTTTCTTTCCTGCCATCACGCAACCAATGCACCCCACACGATCATATCCGCACTGGTACAGCTCGCACGTCTCTATTTTCTCGGAATTTATATATCCCCAGATATCACTATGCGTCC